GACGATGTTTTTGCCGTGCAAGCATACAACTCCACGCGATGGCTGCCGGATCTGCTGGCTTAGCCAGAATGATGAGCGTTATGCCCAGCTCTGGTCTGCCGATGTGAACGCCCGCAGGGTGACATATGCACCAGCTCCTGACAGATCTCCGGGCCTAAATCCCGACCAGCTCGAGATGCTGCGCAAGATCAAGCTTCACATGTCCTCGCCATGCCAGCACCTAGGCGAAGCGCTCGAGGCTAAACCCTCATGTGGCTGCGGTGGCACATTGGCAATCCTGCACGTGTGTGGTAGACATGATCGCTGTAGGATATCATCGCGGGATCAGTCGCAGCGCAACTGCATAACATGCGATGACTACGAGCCGAGAGTACCAGATGCGAATTGACCTCACGATCGGGATGGCAACCTATGACGACCCGCAGGGCGTCTGGTGGACCCTATCCTCGCTGCGCATGCACCATCAGCTCGACGGTGTGGAGCTGCTGGTCGTCGATGATCATCCCGAGCCTAATCGCGGCGACATCCATCATGTCTGTAGTAATTCACGAGCCAGATATGTTCATGCGCCCAAAGCCATGGGCCCAGCGCATGCGAAAAACTCCGTGTGGGAGCATGCGCAGGGCTCTCACGTCCTCGTCATCGACTGCCATGTGCTGCTTGTGCCTGGAGCGGTCGAGGCGCTTGTAGCTGCTGCCCGCGCCGATGCAGTCGGTCGTGATATGTGGGTTGGGCCATTGCGCAGCGAGGCGGGCAATATCATCGCCACCGAGCTGAGCCCAGAGCTACGCGGTGACTTTTTTGGCACGTGGCTAGTGGACTCGAGATACCCTGTCAGCGAGACCCGCGAGGTGCATGCCCATGGCAGCGCCCTGTCGTTTATGCGTCGAGCCGACTGGCCAAAGTTCTCTCAGCACTTCCGCGGATTCGCAGGCGAAGAGGTTTATATCCACGACAAAGTCCGTCTCCATGGTGGCAAGGTGCTGTATCAGCCATGGCTCGGATGGTGCCATCGTTTCCCACGATTCGGCGCTGTTCCGTACTCGCTGACCCTCAACGACAAGCTACGCAACTATCTCATCGGCGCATACGAGATGGGCTGGAATATCAGCCAATTTAGAGAGTATTTTGGACGTAAGCTACCTCAAGCTCAGCGGCTTGAGGTTGAGCAGCAGGTGCTCGAGATCTACCCGCAAATATTCGACGGCAGGTACGACCATGTGCCAACCGTCAAAACTCACGACTAGGAGATTAGGTCATGGATGAGGTTAGCCGTTCCTTTGGCCCCCACGTCTGGCTGCTCTATGTTGTGCTCTGTGGTGTATCTGCCGCAGCATGGTGGCTGGCGCAGAATATTCTTATCCCGGTGCGAGATGATCACCGGGAATTTCTGAAGGAATTGCGCGGCAGCATCAAGGACATCTCGTCTACTCAGCACGACCTCGCAGACACGGCAACTGTCATCTCCGCAAAAATCGATACACTAGGGTGCAGACCGCAACCCCGCAACTCAGGGATACAGCAACAATGATGCTCGCAGCGCTGCTCGTACTAGGTCAGCTCGTCGTACCTGCTGAGGTGCGCGGCGAGGTGGCTGAGTTTGTGACGGTGATCGCAACGACTGAAGGTAAGGTCGTCAGATACGTAGCGCTCGATCAGGGATTGCAGGTGTTCCCTAGCTCGCTACTAGCCAATCAAAGAGCGACCGTGGTCACAAGCGCACGACCCGGCAGGTATCGCCTACTCGCATATACCAGTGTTGCCGACATCCCAACTGAGCCAGTCATCACGACCGTGATAATCGGGGGCGCATCACCACCATCTCCACCATCACCAATTGTCGATCCGCTGGCCGATGCGCTCGGCGGTATCTACGGCGGATCGCAGGAGCGAGACAAGGCCGCAACGCTCGCACGACTGCTGACGCTCTATCGGGCAGCGCCTGCGACTATCCGGTCACCGACGATCACGACCACCGAGCAGCTCTATGCCGCCATGGTCGCCGCTCGCAAAACCGCTGGCATCGCTGACGCTGCCCTATCGCCCGTCAGAGAGCGTATCGCGGTCGAGTGGACCGCAGTCATGGGCGCAGACGATCGAGCCCTGACGCCTGAGCTACGAGACGCAGCAACCACACTGGCCGCGCGGATCGTAGCTGCTCTGGAGACCATCCGATGAATAGCCAGTATGTGCCGGGATGGGTAGACGATAAACAAGCCGTGGATGACATCGTCGCGACATGCGTCGATGCGGACATCAGTAGTACGCCAATCGGCTCGACTCCTATCGAGGATCTGCCCGATCACGTCTATCTCTGGGATCTAGCGCGCAAGGCTACTGGCGCTCTGTTGCCCCCACGCAATCAGGGCAAGGTTGGCTCTTGCGTTGCGTTCGGTACGGCGAGAGCAATTGAGTACACAATGTGCGCCGAGATTGTCGCTGGCGAGTCTGAGCAGTACATACCGCTCGCCACCGAGCCGATCTACGGTGGTGCTCGCGTCGAGGTAGGTGGTGGCAGCATCAAGGGCGATGGCGCGATCGGCGCTAACGCTGCGGCATGGGTGCGTGATTGGGGCGTGCTCGGTCGTGAGGAGTATCTGGGCATCGACCTGCGAGAATACTCAGAGTCTCGATGTCGTGAATACGGCAGCAAAGGTGTGCCCCTCGAGCTAGAGCAGATCGCAAAAATACACCCGGTGCGAGCCGTCACAAGAGTGCGCACATGGATCGATGCCAAGCGCGCACTCAGCAACGGCTACGGCATAGCGATGTGCTCGTCGCAGGGATTCACGATGACTCGAGACACTAACGGCATCGCCATGGCCGCTGGCACGTGGCAGCACTGTATGTGCCTATGCGGTTACGCCACCATCACTGGCCGCGAGTATGGGCGCATCGACAACAGTTGGGGTGCATCATCGCACACTGGGCCAGTAGGACCGGGCAGTCCTGGGCCCGAGGGATTCTATGCCTCAAGCAGCACCATCGAGGCGATGCTCAAGTCTGGCGACTGCTGGATATTCTCCAACGTCGAGGGATTCCCGCAACGTAAGATCTCATGGATCATATAGGAGGCTGATATGGTCGAGCACATCGAGCGAGTACGACGATTGGCACGCGGGCAGGAGGGCTGGTCTCAGCTATGCCTGACCAGCGCAACCACAGTATTGAGCGAGGCGCTGGTCAAGGCGCACACGTTGCAAGCGATCAAAGTTCGCCCCGGTCAGCCAATACCAGATCCGAAACTGCTGCGCGTATGGGCTGAGGAGGCATGTGATGCAATCCTTGCCGATCCTGAGTACCCAGACGGTCACGGGTGGCGCATGCTTGCTGAGTACTGCAATGACCTGATCCGCACTCATGTGCTCGAGGCAGCCAATGTTTAATGCCATTGCTCGCTGGCTCGATCGCCTGCTCACATCGCCCGGCGTGGCAGATGTCTATGGCGGCACTCCTAGATCTCCGAGATGGTCAGCGGTAAGGCGCAAGCACCTCGAGCAGCAGCAGAAATGTGAAGCCTGCGACCGTGTCACCTCACTCGAGGTACACCATGTGATGCCCTATCACCTGCATCCTGAGCTCGAGTTATCACCCGGCAATCTCATGACGCTGTGCGAGGACTGCCATTTCATTTTTGGTCATTACAGCGACTGGCGCAGCCACAATCCGCTGGTGAGAGTCGATGCCGCGGCATGGCTCGAGAGAGTACGATCACGACCACAGGGGTGAGTTATGACGCTGCCAAAGATCAGTTGCCTATGCCCAACGTATGGCAGGCCTCGCCAGCTCGAGCATGCCATCGAGTCGTTTCTAAGGCAGGATTACGCAGGCGAGAAAGAGCTCGTAATCCTTAATGACTACGGCGATCAGACGCTGATCTACGATCACCCGCAGGTCAAGATCTTCAACGTGGCAGATCAGATTCGGCCACTTGGTGCTAAGTTCAACCAGACCGCATCGCTCGCCACCGGCGACCTATTAGCGATCTGGGAAGATGACGACATCTATCTGCCATGGCGACTCAGCTACAGCGTCGAGCATCTCGACAGTAATCGCATCTACCACACGGCTAGTGCGTGGTTCGAGGAGGACACGCACAAGCTTACAGCAAGCCGCAATCTGTACCATTGCAACCTGATGATGAGTCGTGAGGTGTTTAGGTCGATTGGCAGCTACAGCGAGGTGAGAGATAGTGGATCGATAGACGTTCTGCTATTTGATGAGTTGCGCAAGAAATACGGCACCATCACGCAGGAGATTGAGGACAAGGATCGTTTTTACATTTACAGATGGGGCACGTCTGGCGGTTATCACGCCAGCGGTTGGAGCACCAACATAGTGAGCGAGATGGCTGCCAATCATCTGCGGCAGCACAACACGACACGCGGTATCGTCGAGCTCACGCCGCACTGGCCGTACGAGTACACGGAGTATCTCCCATGCGCACGCTAGATCAGGCATTTCTCGATGCGCTCAATCGGCCCAGTGACATCTCAGAGCATCTCGAGACCATCCGCTCGCACGCTGCTGGATACCAGCACGTCACCGAGATGGGCGTACGCGGTGGCGTGTCCACCTGGGCGCTACTATCTGCACGACCAAGACGACTTGTGTGCTACGACATTCTGCCAATCGACATGAGCGAGCATGCCCGCATCGCGGCTGAGGAGCATATCGATTTTGAGTTCAAGCAGCTCGATGTGATCGAGGCAGACATCGAGGAGACCGATTGCCTGCTCATCGACACGTGGCACACGTACAGCCAGCTCTGCGCAGAGCTACAGCTCCACTCGCCACGTGTAAGAAATCTTGGGCACATTATCCTGCACGATACCTACACGTTTGGCTACATCGATGAGCCTGCCTACCCTCATGCATCGAGCGCAGCTCTGCGATGGGGCAAAATGAGCGCTAAGCGTGGTCTGCGATTAGCGCTCACGGAGTTTGTCGATCGCATGCCCGACTGGCGCATCGTGCTAGATCACCCGCACAATAACGGGCTCACAATCCTGCGCAGATCAGCCTAGGATCTCACGCAGGAGCCAGAGCGACCAATACAGCGTCCAACCAAGGGCCGCGGCGAGCAGCCCGACGCCGCACCATGCAAGCGTCTCGTCATATCGTGTCGGTGGTGAGCGCTCATCCATTATCGTCTCCTGCAATACGAGAATCGTCTTTGGCCAGATAATGTGATGGCTCGATTGGATTATTCATTGGCCTTTAATTCCATTGCTTTGCCATTGCATCTGCAATCCCTCTGTATGTGGATGATCGAATCTTCCAACGGTTTTTAGACGGAGGCAGATTATTCTGGCCGCTGGCAGTCTGGTTCGCTCTGCGTGTCTTTGCGTCACCTGGCAGCATATCGGTGGGTGTTAGCAGCGGCAAATTTTTTAACCACAGGCAAGTCTTTTTGCTTGCATCGTGGCCAAACCACCACGGTTGAATGATCTGATCGGGCTTGCGTATGCGGCTGCTGATAATGCTGATCGGGTTTTCAATGGCAATGCGTTCGATAGGAGCATCCATTAGGCACTGTACAAATGCCAGCGCATCCTCAGTCAATTGCGGATCACGCAATCCCCGTGTTGTCCAGTGCATACCAGACACAGACAAATAAGTACAAGGCGGATGGGCTATCATCAAATCCCAACCGTCATTGATTATTTCTTTTACATCACCTTGAAAATGAGGACCACTCACATCCGTAGGTAACAAATCGCAACTCAAAGCTTCGTGACCAGCTCGAATAAATGCGTCTCTAACTGTGCCACTATATTCACACGCAATTAAAACTTTCATACTATCCTTTTCCTAATCTTTTTTATTAGCCTAAGACTTGTTTCGCCCAATCTTGAATCATTTCCTTGCCATGGCCCAAGTGTGTGATTGCTCATCGGTACCTCACGCACGCATACCAGCCGTTGCGACCACGGCTCACCGCAATCTCGATCGGTGTGCGCTGGCCGTAGTAGCAGCAGTTGCGGATCGCCTGCTGCGCACTGACTGCTGAGAAACCGACGCCCTCATAACGGTAGCTGCCGCCACGGTGTGCCATGCGCCCCTGCGCCGCGCTTGCGCTAGCGCTCTGCTGAGCGCTCTGGCCGATCATCAGTCCTGCAATTAACATCAAAATCACGGATCACCCCTCTCACCCAGTCCTGTACCATCAGTTGATCGCCCACGCGGACGACACAATTCAGCCTGATGGCATCTCTCATGCGCTTTATCTCGCGCTCGAGTTTCAATATGCGCTGATGCGCCTCCAGTAACCAATCTGCCTCATTGCTGGTCATATGTCGCCCTCAGCATCTCTAGGCATTTGATGGCCTTGGAGATATCTTGCACGCCATTTTTGAGCGTATGACGCCACACATACTTGGCCGCATTGCCAGCAAGGTATGCTCGGTATCCGAGTACACCGAGCCCTGCCAATTGCGCCCGAGCGCAATCGACATCAGAGCCATCACGCGGATCATAATGAGCCGGGTTGACCGGATCCATACCCCATCCTCCTAAGAACGCGCCTCAGGCGTTGTACTGCGTTGCGCCAGTTTCTTGACACTGCTGCCCGCACCTGCCCTAAGTCCTGAGCAGCAGACGCAAACGACTGATCACTCAG